AAGAGAAGAGAGTGTGCAGTGATTGCAATATCACAAGCGTCAGCTGATGCACATAATAGAAATAGTATTTCATTTGATCAGATGGAAAACTCTAAGACAGGTAAAGCTGCAGAGGCTGATTTAATTATTGGTATAGGTAGAAATTCTAATACAGACGCAGAGAATAAAATAAGAACATTATGTGTTAGTAAAAATAAAATAAATGGCTATCATGGTGAGCCTGTGTGTACTATTAGAAGAAGTATAAGTAGGTATGAGGTATGAGTTTTTTAGATAGACTTTTAAATATAGTTATTGCATTTAGTATATTTTTTGTTTTAATATATTGTTGCTATGTAACTTTGCAATTGCAAGATATGTGGGATATGATAATTAGTTCTCAAGAAATTATAGATGAACAAAAAAAAGATTTAAGAAAATTAAAGTTATTAATTCTCTCGATGAAAGGAAATTCAGTATGATAACAACAGTAGACGTAGAAACATCATGGCAAAGAAATGAGAATGGTGGATATGATCCTTCACCTTTTCATCCAAATAATATATTAGTTAGTGTAGGAATTAATGATGATTATTATTTTACAAACCATAGTGAGAGAATAGATAAGGGTTGCTTTCATAAGATACAAAATATATTAAATAAAACTACATTATTAATAGGACACAATATAAAATTTGATTTAATGTGGTTATTAGAATCTGGATTTAAATATAGTGGTAGAGTTTATGATACTATGTTAGGTGAGTATATACTTAATAGAGGTATTAGAAAAAGTTTAACCTTAGAAATGTCTTGTCGTAGAAGAAAGATAGGATCTAAAGATAGTAGCATAAAAGAATACATGGATCGTGGTGTATCGTTTGAAAATATTCCTGCAAATGTTGTTGAAGAGTATGGTAAAATAGATGTACAGATAACTAGAAGACTATTTGATTCACAGATGGATGATCTAAAAATGGCTAAAAATAAGGGTTTATTGATGACTCTTAAAATGATGAATGAATTTTTAATTGTCTTATCTGACATGGAACGTAATGGTATTAATATAAACCTAACTGAATTAAGACAGGTAGAAAAAGAATATCGTGCAGAGTTTGCTTATTTAAAACAGAAGATAGATAAGATTGTTTATAAACAAATGGGAGATACAAAAATAAATTTATCTAGTCCCGAACAATTATCATGGTTAATATATTCTATTAAACCTAAAGATAAAAAAGAATGGTGCAAGATATTTAATATTGGCATAGATAAAAATACTGGTAAAAATAAAAGAAGACCAAATTATTCTAGACAACAATTTAGAAATTTAATTGATAACAATGTAGAAAAAATTTATAGAACAGTTGCTGAACAATGTATTGCATGTAAAGGTAAGGGAGTTATTAAAAGAATTAAAAAAGATGGTAGTCCATATAAAAATTATACTAAGTGTTCTGAATGTGATGGTGATGGATATACTTATATTCAGATGGCAAAGTATGCAGGTTTTAGGCAAAGACCTAGAAGTGTTTATGATGTTGCAGAGTCTGGATTTAGAACAG